ATTTTATTCAATGGAAGGTCGAGAATGTCGTCTGTGAACGTTCAATCGTTCAACCTGATGTCATCCTTTCCTTTCCTAAGTTTAAAAGTCCTTTTTCACAGCAGCACGTACTTAATGCAATCGCCTTAATTCAACAATTTATTAAAAAGTGAGGTCATTATGGCTGCTTTCGCAGACCTAGTACTTGCGGACAGTGTTCCGGCTAACCGGACATTTGCCCCCTTCGCCATAGATAGCAATGGTGTCGCTCGGTGGTTTGAGGCAAACTCCATCATGGATGCTCGCCTTGGACTTACCGGCAGCATCACTTTGCCGTCTAAAGGCGGGAACGTCGCACGAGTTCGGTATAAACTGAACATTCCTGTGATGGATACCGTGGTTACCACTCTCAAAGTGGGTGACGTAATCTGTAACGTTGAGTACATTATCCCGAAGAGGGCTAGTGCAACCAATCGCACAGATATTCGGTCGTTGAGCTATAACTTGCTCAATTCGGCCCCGTTACAAAACGCGGTGAACAGTCTCGCTTCGGTCTACTGACCAAGGCAAGATTGTGTTCCGGGCCTAGAAGAGAAATCGACTAGGCCTTATCCATTTAAGATTCTAATCTTAATAAAGGAGTTCATTTATGAAACCTAACGCAGCGACTTCTAAGTTGATCGAAATCTATCTCACGTCTCTTGATTGCCCTCGTAGCCTCTCTGTATTGCTAATGTTTCGTAATAATGAACATAAGCAAATTGCAGAGCTTGACTGTAATCCTAATGATTACGGTGACTACGATGACTTTCATCGCGCATATCAGGCAACTAAATTCCTTTCGAAAAGCAATTTTCTTTCAACCAATCTAAAGTTGAAAGACATTGCTCTAGAAAAGTTTTTGGCTGCTGAAGATGCGTGTCGTCTTATCAATCTGCGAGGCTTTCACTGGACTGTCATAAAACAGCAGTCCAGCGAATGGTTGCATAATGCAATCATTCGAAAAATCGATCGCCTTTTAGGAGATATAGATGGTGATGAGTTGATAGATTCTTGCAACTGGGGGCCTGGTGTCAGTCTCGATGTAAAAGAGCCAGATACCAGTCCTGCCAACAAGTTCCATTTGGATAATGGGACAACGCGTCCATTAGACGATCTTATGGGTCACCTATACGCAGTGGCCTACCCCACGTGGGACCTTACTAAACGTAAGTACCATTTGGGCAATAAGATTGTTACTGTCCCTAAGAATTCTAAAACCGATCGTACTATTGCCATAGAACCAGGGTTAAACCTCTGGATTCAAAAAGGCATTGGTACGATGATCGGCCGAAGACTTCTTAGGGTAGGCCAGGATCTTTCTGACCAGAGAATAAATCAGCAGAAAGCACGTTTGGGAAGTAAATTCTCCCAGCTTGCGACTGTTGATTTCTCATCAGCTAGCGATACAATTAGTATTGCTACTGTGGAAGCATTACTGCCTCCGCGGTGGTTTACGCTACTTGATCTCGCAAGATCCAGGTACGGTTCCATCGAAGGTCGAATACTGAGATATGAGAAGTTCTCCTCGATGGGGAACGGCTTCACATTTCAGCTCGAATCGCTAATATTTTGGGCCATTGCGTCTGCTGTATGCGAATACTTGCAGATTCATAACCCAGGAGTAAGCGTTTATGGGGATGATGTTATAATCCCCACGAAAGCCTTCGATCTATATGTCAAAACATGTGCTTTCTATGGATTCACGATTAACCAGAGCAAGTCTTATGCTTCTGGCTATTTTCGTGAGTCTTGTGGGGCACACTGGTTTGATGGTATAGACTGCAAACCCATTTTCCTAAAGGAAAATATCAAGGATGATCTTTCGCTATATAAAGTTGCGAATGCTCTACGTAGGAAGGCACATAACCGATCACTCGGTTTTTGTGACAGCCTATATAAGCGTTCATGGCTTTATGTTGTGTCCTTAATTAAGAGGAAACTCTATATATCGGACACCTATGGCGATGGAGGAATTTGCGTCAATCTTGACGAAGCTTCTCCCATCCGTGCACAGCATTCCATCGAAGGATGGTTTACTATGCATTTCGCGTTCATACCGAGACGGTATGAACGATTTGATACCGCACTCTTACTAGCTAGAGTGCGCTGGGGCAGTCCGCAGATGGACTTCAATAATTGGGTTCATCTGAGGAACCGTGGTAAATATTCTCGAAAGAGATTATTTATCCGACAGTGGTATGATTTGGGCCCGTGGATTTAATGTCCACGTCTTAGATCGTACCGTAGCCTATGGCTTGGGGCCGGGTCTAACGACCTGGGCTGG